GGTGTGCGCGGCAGTCCACATGATAGGCGAGGGTTCCGAAGTCGCCGTCAGTCGTGCCAGCCCACTTGATCGCGGGTTGTCCGACCTCGACCATCTTTCCGCACGCATCGCAGCGCTTGGCCTTGCGGACGGCGCCGACTTTCGTTTCGCTGGAAAACCCCATCACAGGTATCCTCGCTCTAGTGTGCGGTTGGGCGCAAAGAAGGGATCGACAGCCTCAGCACATTCCATTGCGCGAGCATCAGAAGCCCATGCTTCCTCTGTTTCCTGCCAGAGGGTCAGGTCTATGATCCCGTCACACCCTCCGCACACACCTTGCTCGTCAGGAACAACGGTATCGTTGCATGTGGGGCACCAGCGAAGGGATGGATGCGCTGTGAGGGTGGTGGGGGCGTTCACGACAGCACCCGGTAAGCTACGATGTCGTCGTCCTCGCCATCGTGATACCAAGCCAGCCGCCATGCTGGGGCCACCTCTAACCGCACGCCCTTCTTATGGTCGGGGTTGTCTCGATACCTGGGGGTTACGATCGCCTCGGCTTCCACCGGACATTCCCCACCAGACCATTCGATCCAGTCACCGGCTTCTTCTACAGGGTGGGAGTGAGCGGTCATGCCGAAGCCTGCTCAGCGAGGCGGGCAGCCAGCGCGCCGTAGGTGTGCGGGCGACTAGCCAGCACCTCCTCTAGAACGGAGGGGGTCGGGTATTCCTGACGGGTTTCAGCATCCCGATCACGCCAATAGTCGCCGCCTAACGCCGGGTTAGCAATGCCATGATCTTTCAGGAATAGGCACAGCGCGCAGCCGTAGACGTCAAAATATCGGTACTCGCCGCATGGCTGCTGCCGTGACACCCACGCCGCGAAATTCTCGACGGTGACGCGCGAAGGATCGAAGCCCGAAGGGACGAGACCGTGAGCGGGCTCGGCGGGAACCGCGAGAGCCTGGTCGGGAACCGACGCGCCAAACTGCTTGAACATATTCCGCCTCCAACACTCTGATCGTGTTGAAGGGGGTTCTATCCGGTTTTCGGATTTGCTGTCAATCCGTTTTTCGGATTATTTTCGCAAGGGGTGAAAAACCCTAGAGGCCGTCGTCGTTCCCATAGGCGACAACGCGCCCGATTACCCGATATGGAAGACCGGTGAGCGAGATAGGCTTGTGCATTTCGTTATCGGAGACGGGCTCAAGTCTGGCCGGATCGGACGCATACCGTTTGATAGTTACGTCATCGTCACCATTCTGAACTAGGTAGACGCGGCCTGAATAGAGGTCGGATTGATCTGGATCAATCACAGCCCAGCCGCCCTCGGGAAGCAGCTTGTTCATGCTGTCGCCCACTATCTCTACCGCAAAAGCTCTTTTACCGGCCTTCCGTAGGGGAATACTCACTTCACCCGAGGACATTAAGACAGCTTCGTTCCAATTGCCTGCAGATGCAAGGCCTATTAGCGGCACCCACTGCACGGACGGGGTGTCTTCGATATTAAGGAAGCGTTTGAGAACATCTGCTTCCTGGATAGTCAGCCGGCGCTTGCCCTTAAAGACGTTCGACATGGCGGATTGCGAAGGCATTCCAGCCACGCGCGCCAGCTCGGTCTGCGAAACCTTCTGGCGCCGCGCCTGCTCCCGGATCGTCTCGACAAGCTCATCTTCCGACATGGGCGGATATTGCCGCATGTGCGAAATGAACGCCTCATCTAACATCGGATAGATCGAGGGGCTTGCGTTTATCCGATTTACGGATATTATGCGGCTCATGGACCCAGTATCAGACATCTTTGATGCCTTTGGCGGAAGCCCGAAGGCGATCTCTGACGCCACCGGCATTCCCGTCCAGACAGTCTGTGATTGGCGGCGCAAAGGTACGCCCAACATTCCGCCGTGGAGGCGCGATGCGGTGCTGGCGGCAATTGAGAACTCCGGCAAGGCCGTTCAACCCACGACACTGGCGTATCTGGGAGCAGAGCGCGCGCAGGCAGCGGCATGACCGCATTCTACAACGAGCGCTCTCTGCGAACCGAGCCATATGTCTATTTCATGCGGGCAACCAATGGCGGAGGCGCGATCAAAATCGGTTGCAGCATCTGGCCGGAGGGCAGGCTGGCCAGTTGCTCTTCGTGGAGCCCGCTGCCGCTCGAAATCATTGCCCGTAGCCCTGGCGACAAAAACCTTGAAGCCCTGCTTCATGGCTACTTCGATGCGTCGCGCTCGCACAACGAATGGTTTCACCCGACCGACAAACTCCTTCGCCTGATAGCCAAGGTAAATGCCGGTACGGCTCTGCGTGATGCAATCGACCTGTCTGGAGTATCGCCTCGCGGCGCTGGTAGATCGCCCAACGCCAAGATCAAGCAAGGCTTGATGGTTCGACTTACTGCCGCTGAAAGGCGGGCTGGTATTTCCATAATGTGGCCCCGCGAGCCGAACCGCCCCGCTCATCTGAACGACGCAGTGGGCGCTTGGCGCGCCAGCTTCTTCTGCGCGGCGTTGGACGGACCGCGCTCGGTTATCGAGGCCTATATCGCCAGCCTTTCCCAAGGCGCCCCCGATCCCATCGGCAGCCCGGCAGCACCGGCGGAAACTCCCGGCGGGGTGTGCCCACCCCCTTTCCAACATCCCGCCGGTCTTTGTCTCACCAACGAGAGGAATTGAACGATGCACGATACCCTTCTGCAGAGCCGTAGCTCCCTCGCCAACGATCCAGCAATCAGTACCTCCAAGCTGGTCGCCCTTATCGACCGAGTTCGTCAGGCGATCGCCATGTCCGACAACGCGCGCCACACGCTCGGCATGGAACTCGACCGGCTGCTTGGGCAGGTTCCGACCAGTGTCAGCAACGGCAAGCCCGCTGAGCCCCGCCTGAACACTGGCGTCGTCGGTGAACTGGATGACGTGTTGTCTGAGCTGATCAATTCGCTCGAACTCGTCAACGCCCAAGCTGGCCGGCTCCAGAACGTCTAACCCACTCAACATGACGGAGAAGCCTGATGGCTGACTTCTGGAGTCTCGTGATCGGCATCGTCGGCATGGCGGTCGTCTGCATCATCGTCCTTGGATGCATTGAGATAGCCGATGCCTGCCAAAACGCGCGCTACCGCCGTGCTCAACGGGATGGGAGAAGTTGTTTCATCCATAATGGACGGGTTCCTACGCCCGGGGAGCGCTAAAGATCATGTCGCGTCGCAGCAATTTCGCGCAGGATATCATTTCGCGTCAGGAACGTATGTTGCGTCTGGCTGAGCGCGATTATGACCTGACCCCGGCTGTCATCCACACGGAAACCGGTATCCCGAAAGAGACGCTAGCGACGTGGCGGAAGGAAACCGCCATGCCTGCGTGGGCGCTGGTCGCTCTGTCCCGGATCATTCCCGACGAGCTGACCTCGCTTCTATTCGAGCCGATCGGCAAGCACGTCGGCACTGACCAGAACAGCGATGGCGACCTGGACGAGCTGGCAGAAGAAGCGGCCGAGTTCGTGACGGAATACACCAAGGCGCGCAGCCCGCGCAGCCCCGGCGGTTCCAACATCGTCCCGATGGAGCGGGAGCATCTCAAGGATCGCTCGCGGCGCATCGCGGTCAAAGCGCGGAAGGCAGCGGCATGAGCCGCGTAGAGGTCATCGGTAACGCCACGCTGTACCTTGGCAACGCGCTTGACGTGCTGCCGACAATTGGCGCGTTCGACCATCTCCTTGGCGACCCGCCTTACGAGGCGATCATGCACGCCAGCAAGAACGGCATCAAAGGCTTGGTGCGTCCTGATGGCTCTCATCATTGGAAGCCGCTCGACTTCGACCCGATTGACGAGATCCGCGCGCCGTTCGTGGAAATAGCTGCCCCGCTCTGCGCCGGTTGGTTCATCGTCTTTTGCACGTCGGAAGGAGTCGGCCGCTGGGCTGACACCATCAACGCCAGCCCAATGAAATACAAGCGAGCCTGCGTCTGGATTAAGCCGGACAGCACGCCGCAGATGAACGGTCAGGGTCCAGCGCAAGGCGCGGAGCATTTCGTCTGCGCCTGGGCTGGCTCTGGTTTCGCCCGCTGGAACGCTGGCGGCAAGCGAGGGGTCTACACGCACCTTGTCAATAATCCGGAGCGCACTGGTCTGCACCCGACCGAAAAGCCCCGGCGGCTGATGAGCGAGATAATCGCCGACTTCACCAATCCAGGTGAGCTTATCTGCGACCCGTTCATGGGGTCGGGAACGACTGGAGTCGCCGCCGTCATGGCAGGACGCCGGTTCGTCGGGATCGAGCTTAACGAGACGTATTTCGACCTAGCGTGCAAGCGTCTTGAGGATGCTCAGCGCCAAGGCTCGCTGTTTCAGGAGCAAGCAGCATGATCTCCCATCTCATAGCCTCCTATCGCCAACGCAAAGCCATGAAGCGCTTGGACGAGTTGGTTCAGCAAACGCTCTCCAGCTACGAGCATCGCCAATACCTGGCACGCCGAGCCGCTGCCTTGAAGGGGAGGGCGCGGGCATGATGGCGGAGCGCATTCCGCTGGTCGGCTACCGCGATCCAGCACGCAACCAGACGCTTGTGCCGATCGAGCTACACATAGCCGAGTCTGGTAACTTCGCCCAGTCCGTCATCTCCTATTGGAACGGCAAGGTCTATCGCTGGCACCGGGGGCGGCTGTGACTATCGAACTTCCCTTTCCTCCGGCATCGCTCTCAGGCCACGCTAAAGGCCATTGGCGATCAAAGGCGGCGGTAACCGCACGATATCGCCGGGCCGCCCATATGGCCGTGCTGGCAGAAGGTGTGCCCATCGTTCCGGCGACGGGCGACATTCGCATCATCGTAGCGTTCTACCCACCAAACAGGCGCGGTGATCGGGTAAATTTCGCCAATCGAATGAAGCCATATTTTGACGGGATCGCGGATGCCCTGGGCGTCAACGATAGCAGATTCCTCCCGTCTTATCTGTTCGGCGAGCCGGTTAAGCTCGGCAAGGTCGTTGTCGAGATCGGGGAGGCTGCATGACTGTCGCCGATCGCGTCATAGAGAATGCCGCCAGAGCGTGGAGCGTCCCGGTTGCCGAGCTGCTCGGCCCTGGGAAGCGCCAGCGCCTATGCTGGGCTCGTTGGTCAGCCATGGGCGCCCTTAGCGACATGGGTTGGTCGACGCCCGCTATCGGCCGCGCGCTCAACCGTGATCACACAACTGTCCTCTACGGGCTCGGGAGGCTCAATAGGTGAGCGTCCGCCTCATGAGCGCCGTATGGGATTTAGACTTACCGCCGGGCGAGAAGCTGGTGCTGCTCGCGCTTGCTGACCAAGCGAATGACGAAGGTCGCCAATGCTGGCCTGCCGTAAGCACGATCGCGCATAAGTCTGGGCAGGGCGAGCGCACCGTTCGCCGGGCTTTATCGGACCTAGAGGCAAAGGGGCACTTAACGCGCGGCCACCGTGACGGGGCGAGCACACAATATCACGTCCACCCCGGCCAGTCTGGCACCCCTGCCAAATTGGCACCCCTGCCAAAAACGACCGAAACCCCTGCCAAATTGGCACCCAAAACACCAATAACCACCAAATCCTCTACGAAGGCTTCGCCTTCTTCGAGGGCGCGCCCAGCGGTTGCGAAGGTTCTGCACTTTCGATTGCCTGACGATTGGAAGCCATCCCGCTTTGCCGATGGGACAGTCGCTCGCGAGATCATTGATCGCCGGGGGCAGGAGTGGGCTCGCGCCGCCCTGGAGAGCTTCCGGGCTTGGGCAGCGAACGCCGACGACAAGAACGGCGCTGGCCGAAAACTCAATTGGCAAGCGGCATGGGTGAAATGGGTAATCGAACAGGACAAGCGAGATGGACGAACCAACGGCATGGCAAGAACTGGGCAACCGGGTGGTGGCTCAAGCGGAAACGGGCTCATCGACGCAATCCGTGAGTCTCGTGCCAACCGAGAGGCCGTGCCCTGGGATGCCGGCGACCCGCGAGGAATGCAGATCGTTGCGGGCTTGGGCTAACGCTCAGCCTTCGACCCGACCGACTTCGGCCACGCACGACCAGATCGAACATCATCTGGAATTCCTCGCCGCCACTCTGCCGAGCAAAGCGATCGACGCGGAAACCGGTAAGCGCCGGTTCGCGGTGTACGTCTCCTTGCTCGAAGGGCTATCGAGTGAAGCGCTCGCTCACATGTCGCGCCGAGCCTGCGAAACGCTCGACTGGTTTCCGACGCCCAAGCAGTGCTTGGATCTCGCCCGCGAGTACACGCCGCCGCAGTCCGCTGCCGTGCTTGCGATCAGCCAGTGCAATCACTTCGACCAGATCAGTTTCGATCGCTGGATCGATGCGCTTCCGAACGGAGGGGAGATCGGCGACGCGCCCCAGCGCTGGATCGATATCGCAATTGCGCGGAACGCTATTCGTCGGATGCCCGATAAGTCGTTGGTAATTCGTCGGAAGCAGCCCGCATGACCCATCCCTACACCATGGCATATCGAGAGAGGATCTAAACGATGGGCTGGATTCTCATTGGCGTGATTGCGTTGCTGGTGATCACTGGCGCCCGCGTCATCGCGGACAAGTTCAATTCTGGCGGCAAATACTGATAGGAGGTTTATCATGGGGGGGCAAGAAGGTTGGTGCATCCTGCGCACGCGCGGCGCTAGCACGATGCGCCTTGCGTCGTCACTCAGAGACAGCGGTATATCCGCCTGGACGCCGATCGGCAGCATCACCAAGCGAAAGGGCAGGGCGCGCGATCGTGTCGATAGCCCGACGCCGATCATGCCTACATTCGTGTTCGCTAGGTCAAACCACATCGGCGAGCTGCAACGCCTGCGCACGTTGATACTCAGCCCGCACCCGGCATTCTCGATATTCCGTCACCTAAATCGCGTCCCGATCATCTCGGACAATGACATTCTCGGCTTGAGGCATGTAGAGGAAACCGCCGCGCTTGATCAGCGCAAACGGCAGCGCACAGTCGTTCCGATCGGCACTCGCGTGGACATCGCGGAGGGAGCCTTTGCCGGCATGTCTGGCATTGTTGAGCAGAGCGATGGCAAGTCAGCGCTCGTCGCGTTTGGGGGCAGTTTCAAGGTCACAATTGCCGCTTGGCTTTTGCCTCAAGATTTGCTAGAAGCGTGCGGGTCTAATTCGGACACCGCCGCTCAAGCGGCCTAGACTATCCCGCGTGGCCGAGCCACCGATGGTCGCACCTGCACACAGCGGGAGTGCGACTGCATTGATCAACAATACGGCATGGTCGCCTCCCCTTTCCGAACCCAGCCGGTTCCCGCCGCCCCTCCTTCCGTCGATGCACGATCAGCCAGGCGACGAGACAGTAGGGCGGCGGGTTTCATCAGCCGAAAGGCACTAAACTAGTGGCAATTGGTGTTAAGCCCCCGAACGCTGGCAAGGGTCGCCCCAAGGGCGTGCCCAATAAGACGACCGCCGCAATCAAGGATATGGTCCTTCAGGCGCTCGATAAGGCTGGTGGCGTCGATTACCTTGTTCAACAGTCGGAAGAGAACCCGACTGCCTTCATGACATTGGTTGGCAAGGTGCTGCCGCTTCAGATCACTGGCGATGGCGGCGGGCCAGTCGAAACGCGCAAACTGAAAGTTGAGGGCTTGAGCAATGAGCAATTGCGCGCTCTCGCCAGTATCCCAGTTCCGACCGGATGACGTAATCGCTGCCCGCCGTGAGTTGGCGAGGCGGCGCGTCGATGATTTCGCGAGGATGGTGGAGATTCCCACTGTTCCGCTCAGCGAGGATGACGAAGAAGACCGGTTCGACACGCTTCGGATCGAGCGCATGGCATCGCATCATCAGGTGCTACTTGATGCGCTCCAAGACGTTGCGGACGGCGTAACGCCCAACCTCATGGTGTTCATGCCACCAGGGTCCGCCAAGTCCACATACGTTGATGTCGTGTTCGTGCCTTGGTTCATGGCGCGTAAGCCTAAGCAGAGCGTGATCCTGACTAGTTATGGTTCGGACCTGGCTAGAAAGCAGGGGCGCCGCGCTCGACAGCTCGTAAAGTCGAGGTCGTTTCAAGCGCTGTTCGATGCGCGATTATCATCGGAGAGCAGCGCCGCCGATGAGTGGAGCCTTTCGACGGGCTCAGACTACATGGCCGGCGGCATTCTCTCCGGAGTGACGGGCAATCGCGCTGACCTGTTGGTGATCGACGATCCGGTGAAGGGTCGGGAAGAAGCGGACAGCGACACGATCCGTAAGAAGACGCTTGAGGCATATCAGGACGATCTGACCACGCGCCTAAAGCCAGGCGGCCGACAGGTGATCATCCAGACGCGATGGAGTGAGGCCGATCTCTCCGGGTCGATTCTGCCGCCGACATGGGATGGTGAGAGCGGACTAATCGAGTGTCAGGACGGCAGGTTGTGGCGGGTGCTTCGTGTGCCAGCCATTGCCGATCGCTCGGATGATCCAATAGGACGCAAGATAGGCGAATACCTCTGGCCAGAATGGTTCACGGCAGAGCATTGGGCGCCGTTCAAGCGCAACCAGCGTACATGGTCCGCCCTCTATCAGCAGAAGCCATCGCCGGATGAGGGAACGTTCTTCCAACGGGCATGGCTCACTGAATGGGACAAGAAGCCCGAGCATTTGCGCATCTACGGCACCAGCGATTACGCGGTGACGGATGGCGGGGGCGACTACACGGTTCATCGGATCTGGGGTGTTGACGAGAAGGACGCACTCTATCGCCTGGATGGCTGGAGGGGCCAGACGGCGGCAGATGAGTGGATCGAGCGCAAGATAGACCTGATCGCCAAGTACAAGCCGCTAGCGTGGTTCGGCGAGGCAGGGGTGATTGAGAAAGCGGTGAAGCCGATGCTCTTGCGCCGTATGCGTGAGAGACAGGTTCATTGCCGGTTGGAATGGCTGCCGTCGATCCACGACAAGGCAACGCGGGCTCGCGGATTTCAGGCCAGAGCATCGATGGGCATGGTGTTTGTGGAGCCCGGCGCGGACGTAGCTGAATTCCTGGCGTTCCCTGCTGGTAAGCATGACGATGAGGTTGACGCGGCAAGCATCATAGGCCGCGCTCTAGACCAAGTTCACGCGGCCATCGTTCCTGTGAAGGACGTGAGCCGCAATCCCAACGACAGCTTCAGGCGCAACACAGGAGGCGGGACCGGATGGAAAACCCTGTAACCGCTTCTGGATCGCAGCCCGACAACGCACAGGTGATGCAGAACGGCGACACGCAGGCGCCCGACCTCGCCAAATACAAGCGCATGTTCACCGAAGCGCAGACGATAACCGAACAGGCGCGCATCGAAAGCCAGACGGACGACGACTATTTCAACGGCTATCAGCTAACTGCTGAGGAACGCCGTGTGTTGCAGGAGCGCCGCCAGCCGGACGCTATCTTCAACCGCGTGCGTCCCGCGGTGCTTGGATCGCTGGGTGTCATCAAGCAGGGCAAGACCAGCCCGAGGGCATACGCCCGCAACCCCGATGACGAGCAGTCAAGCGACGTTGCATCGAAGGTGCTGCGGTTCATCGCCGATGAAAGTAACTTTCATGCTGTTCGCATCGATGCCGCGCAGAACTATCTAGTGCAGGGCACATGCGCGGTCATTGTCGAGCCCAATGAGGATGGGCGCATTGAGATCGTCCAGGGGCGTTGGGAAGAGTTCTTCTACGATCCCCGCGCACGTCGTCAGGACTTCGGAGACGCTCGCTACCTGGGCTTTGCCAAGTGGATGTACGCCGACGATCTGGAGGCCGCGCATCCCGACCTGAAGGGGCAGATACAAGTCGGCGTTGACGCCGCCATGACCCAGATGGGCATGACGTTCGCCGATCGCCCAGGCAACAGCGCTATAACGTGGATCGATCCCCGTCGCCGTCGCGTGCTGGTGGTGGAGATGTACCACCGTGAGGGCGCCAACTGGTATCGCTGCACGTTCTACGGCAACGGCATCATCTCAGCAGAGCTTTCGCCATACAAGGACCCTAAGGGCCGGCCTGTGTGCCCGATCGTGGCGCAGTCGTGCTTCATTGACCGCGAGAACAACCGTTACGGCATCGTTCGCGACATGCGCGGGCCTCAGGACGAGATCAACAAGCGCCGCGCAAAGCTGCTGCACCTGTTGAACAGCCGGCAGCTCATGACAGCGGTTGAGGGGTTCGATGCATCCGCCGAAGTCGCCCGCAAGGAAGCTGCCCGCCCGGATGGTGTAATCCCTTATGGGTTCGAAGCATCGCCCACGGTCGACATGTCGACGGGGCAGTTCAACTTGCTCGGTATCTCGACGGCAGAGATCGAGCGCATGGGGCCGAATCCCGCCGTTCTGGGTCGGTCTGGCGAGGATCAATCGGGTAGGGCGCAGCTGGTGCGCCAACAGGCCGGCATGACCGAGCTAGCCGTTGTACTGGGCGGTATCGAGGAATGGGAACTGCGCGTCTATCGGGCGTGCTGGACCCGCGCCAAGCAATTCTGGAAGGCTGCCGATTACGTTCGCGTGACCGACGACATGAACTCGCCTCAGTATGTCGGGATCAACCAGCCCCAGACGGCACAAGTGCCCGCGATCGTGCCCCACCCGGAGACGGGCATGCCCATGGTTGGCACGCAAGAGGTGATCCTGGGCTACGAAAACCAGTTGGCTGAGATGGACGTGGATATCATCCTCGATACCGTCTCCAACACGCAATCGCTCCAGCAAGAGCAATTCCAAATGCTGGTTGACCTGGCCCGCGCCGATGCGGTGCAGATTCCGTTGCCGCTGCTCATTCAGATGTCGTCGCTGCCGAACAAGGCGGACCTGCTCCAGAAGCTTGAAGAGCTTACGCAGCAGCAGCCTGACCCGGCACAGCAGCAGCAACAGCAGCTCGCGATGGCCGAACAAGACGCGGACGTGAAGCAAAAGCTTTCCGTCGCCAATCTGAACAACACGAAGGCGCAAGTTCTCGAGAACGAGGCTCACGTCAACATGTTCGCAACAGGGCTAGAGGCCGCAACGCCTCTGCCAGTACCCGCCGCCGGGGTTAACGGGCGATCAGCTGCCGCAGCGTAAAGCGGAAACCTGCCGCCGGGGACCGGGCGTATCGTGGAGCCGCTGACGCAATAGCGGCGAGGGTGAACAATGGATACTTTGGACTTTCTGAACCCGGCGGAAGCCGGACCTGAAGACGTACCCGGCGCTGTTGAGGCTCCTGTCAACGCAGCACCCATCGAAACGCCACCCGAGGTTGTGAATGAGCCGGCGCCCGCGCCGATTCCCAGCCCCGAGCCGGCCGCCAAGCCAGTCGTCCCCGAAGGCTATGTGCCTCTTGCGGCGGTTCTGGATACGCGCGACCAGTTGAAGGCGGAACGTGACCGAGCAAAGGCCCTGGAGGATCAGCTTCGGCAGTTCCAACAGCCCGCGCCGTCACCGGACGATGAAGGCTATGTCGATCTCAGGTTAGACCAGACCCAGCAAGCCGTACTCAGTGCCAAGCTCGACATGTCGGAAGAAATGACGCGCGAGAAGTTCGGCAACGAGACGGTGGACGCGGTCAAGGATTGGGCGGTCAAGCGGTTCGCCGAAGACCCGTCCTTCCATCAGCAAGTTCTCTCCCAACGCAACCCCTATGGATTTGCGGTTGCCCAATATCAGCGCACTCAGGCGCTCGATAAGCTGGGCGCTACCGTCGATCCTTCCAAAATCGAGGCGTTTCTAGCGTGGCAAGCCGCGCAACAGGCGCCCGAAGCCCAACAGCCGGCAGCCGTCCCTGTGGCCGCTGCTACCCCACAAGAGCAGGCCCCTATCCCTTCGCGCTCCATTGCCTCCGCACCTAGTGCCGGCGGTGGCGCGGCTCACGTCCCGGCTGGTCCGGGCGTCGCATATGCGGGCCTATTCGGACAATAGGAAATAGATCATGTCTGAAGTCGTTCTCGCTTCTGCATCTGAAAAGCAGAAGTGGATCGCCAAGTACTTCCAGGAGTACGTGCGCGATTCGCGGTTCATGCCCTACATGTCGAACGCCGACCTCAACAAGGGCGGCATCATCCTGACTCGTTACGAGCTTCAGGAAGAGGCGGGCAAGACCATCAACATCCCGTTCATCGGTCGCCTGAAGGGCTCCGGTGTCACCGGCTCCGAGGTGCTCGACGGCGCTGAGGAAGAGCTGACCAACTTCAACTTCGCCATGTCGATCGACTGGCGCCGCAACGCGGTGCGGGTCCCCAAATCGACCAGCTACAAGACCGAAGTCAACCTGCTCAACGCCAGCAAGGACGCCCTGAATGTCTGGGAGTCCGAGAAGCTGCGTGACGACATCATCAAGGCGTTCGCCTCGGTGGTCGTGGGCACGGCCGGCGCATCGACGGACCTCGTCAACTTCGACGTTGCCACCGCCGGCAACAAGAACACGTGGACCGCTGCCAATCAGGATCGCATCCTGTTCGGTAACGCCCTGTCGAACTACAACGCCACATTCGCGACGGCGGCGGCTAACGTCACGTCGAGCATGAAGGCTTCGGTGGCGATCATGGGTCTGGCGAAGCGCATGGCCAAATCGGCCGACCCGCGCATTCGTCCGTGGCGTGTGGACAGCATGAATGGTCGCGAGTTCTTCGTGGCGTTCCATGGCGCCCGCTCGTTCCGCGACTTCAAGGCGGATACCACGATCGTGAGCGCCAACACCAATGCGCGCGCTCGCGAGGATGACGGCTGGAAGAACAACCCGATCTTCCAGGACGGTGACCTGTTCTACGACGGCGTTCTGCACCGCGAAGTTCCGGAAATCGATGACTACTGCGCCACGGCCGGCTTCAACGCCATCGGCGGATCGTCTGCGGACGTCCGCCCGGTGTTCCTGTGCGGCTCGGGTTCGGCCGCCGTCGCCTGGGGCCAGGAGCCAACCCCGCGCACCGACTACGTCAAGGACTATGGCTTCCGTCCGGGCGTGGCCATCGAGGAACTGCTCGGTGTCAAGAAGATCGCCTACAACGGCGTTCAGAATGGCGTCGTGACGGTGCTCGTCGGCGCGGCGGCAGATAGCTGATGTTCAGGGCTCGCTATATCGCGACGCCTGATCCTACCGACAACGAGACTTGCGAGTTCGCTGGGGAAGTTTTCCCCAAGGACAAGTGGGTTTCGGTGTCGGAGGATCTTGCCGAACGCCTCAAAACCAATGGCACCTTTGAGGTGCAGGACCGCCGCCCGGCTACCAAGCCGGCGGGAACGGAGTAATCGGTCATGGCTACGTACAACTCGCCCGCTGTGGCGAACAAGAACCCGATCGCCGCGCACGGCTTTCGGAACAACGTGCAGGTAGCGACGGCAGTCGTCACTTGCACGGCTGCGCCTGCAACGACTGACACCATGAACTTCTTCTACATGCCGAAGAACGCGGTGTTGCTCGACGCATACCTGTCCGCCACGGACATGGACACCAACGGCACGCCGACGCTGGCTCTGAACATCGGCGACGCCGGCTCGGCCTCCCGGCTGTTCGCGGCTTCGACGGTCGGGCAGGCCGGGACTGCCGCTGCCATCGCGGCGGCGGGTCGCGGTTATCAGTACACGGCAAAGACACTGATCACCGGCACGGCAAGCACCAACGCTGCAACCGGGGCAGCGGGCACGGTCACGCTGACCGTTCTCTACTACGTCGCGGATTCCACCACGTCGTAATTAATTGGGCGGGAGCTTCGGTTCCCGCCCTCCTTTTTCGGAGATAGCGCATGCCTCAGAACCTCTGGCAGGGTCCGGCGACGCATATGCGCGCAGTTACCCCCAGCGATACTGTCGAACTACCTGACGGCTGCCGTGGCCTGTTTATCGGCACGGCGGGCAACGTCGTCGTCGTCGGTGTTGACGCGGCGGGTGGCGCTACCGGCGTTACGCTGAAGAACCTCGCCAACGGGCAGATCATCCCGATCGCTGTACGCAGGGTCAACAGCACCAACACGACCGCAACGGACATCGTGGCGCTCTACTGATGACGACCTGTCGCGATCTGGGAACTTCCGCGCTGCGAATGATCGGCGTGTACGGCGGCAACGAAACGCCATCGGCCGCCGATGCCCAGATCGCGCTTGATCAGCTTCAATCCATGCTGACCGGCTGGGTCCATTCCGGCATGTTCGGGCAGCTCAACGACCACCACGCCGCGACCGACTACACCGCCAAGGAGTTCGACCGCGTTGTTGCCGATGCTGCCGTCATTGTGACGCTTCCGGTGACGGTGCTCGGCTCTGACGGCGTCTACCGCAAGCCGCGCGACCTGACCGTGATCGAGATATCCGACGATAGCGGGCGTAACACATGGATTTGGGATCGCGATGCCTGGGTTAGCCTCAGCGGGCTTGCCTTTGCCGATGACTGCCCAATCGCATGGCGCTCGCCAAGGGGCTTTGCCGCGTGCCTGGGTGTCAACCTTACCGGCGACTTCAATATGCCCCTGACGCCCGCCCTGACGCGTCTGGCGAGCCAATTCCGCACCATGATCAGCATGAAGCTTGGATCTACCCAAGACCCAACGCCGGTGAGCTACTTCTAATGGTAGATATCCCGTTTGGCATCAACGCCTATCGCAGGAATGTGGGGCAGTTTTCCGAAACGCG